TAGCTGCTGGAGCAGTTAAGGCGGTAAATTCTGATATTTTGCGGTTTGTCATAATTAGAATTTAATAACGTACATTAGAGCAATATTCTTTACTCTAACTTCAGCACCACCGTCAGAAGCAACACTAACAGATATTCCTGTATTCGCATCATTCATACTGGTGCTACTTGTTCCTCCAGAGGTACTACCAGTAAGATTACTACCTCCATCATCCTGTGTTCCATGTCCTTTTGTAACGTGCCTGTGACCTGGATCAGTAACAGATGCGGTGTGACCGTGAGTTTTGTTTTGGTCTGACTGACTAGAAGCAAAAGATCTTCCGTCATCTCCCGTACCAGTAGCATTATTAGCCCAACCTCTTACAAATTGTCCTCTTAAATCAGGAAGATTAAATGTTGCAGATCCATCTCCCACACCAAAAGTAGTACTGATTGCTGCAAATAAGGTAGCGTATGTGGAACGACTGACAGCAGCACCATTACATTCTAAATATCCAGAAGGAACTGTTGTAGAAGCAAAGGTAAACACTGATCCAGCAGGAACACCATTAGCAATTTCACCCCAGGCACTTCCGTTGTAACCTTCAAACTGTGTAAGAGTTGTATTAAATCTTATGTCACCTGTAGCTGGAGTTGGTCTTTGTGCCGTTGTTCCAGTAGGTAACTGCAAAGATCCCGTACCAGACATCACAATATCACCAGCAGAGTTTATTGTTCCTGTAAAACTAGGCGAAGCTGTCGTGGCATGACCCATCTCAGCCGTGTCAATTTTTCCTAAGTTTATGAAATTTGTTCCGTCATACATATTCAATGTATTGTTATTGCTATTTACCCAAAGCTTTCCATTTACTTTTGTAGTGGGTTCACTTGATCCTCTATTAGTTGACTGAATATCTCCTAAAACATTGTTTAAATCTGCTCTAAATGTTGCTCCTACCTGATCTGCAATATTGTAATCATGGGTATTACTCATTTATTAAACCTCCTTACCAAAACCTGATGCAGCCCATACAAATGATCTTGCCACTGCTGCTGATCCATTTTTAAATGTGACCTGAAAACCTGTCCTACTAATATTAGCAAGTTCGTGGAAATCTCCAGATTGTTGATTTGTTGGAGTCACTACTACAGTTGGTGTTTGTTTGAATGGATTTGTGAAAGATACAGTATATTGTGACGATCCAGTTGTAACTGGAGTCGAGATACTTTCAACTCTTCCTTGTAATTCTAGTGTAGCTCCTAACTCAGTAACAGCTATATTTTGGGTTGTGTCACTACTTGTTAATATTGCTTTGAACTGAAAAGCTCTACCTGTAATAAGAACATTACTAAATTCTTTGTAAGCACTCCAGGTAGGAGATCCAGAAGGATCATCATTTGTTGATCTGACATAAACAGCAGCATTACCTTTGGTAGCATTTGCGTTTGCAGATCCAACAGTATCAATAGATCCCCATGTATCAATCAAGTCAGTACGAGAATCCCATAATGTAGCTGTATAAAAAGTCGTAGCTTCTAAGACTTTTCTTAAATTAACATCATAAGTTTGCGTAAGATCAACAGAGTTAGCAAAAATATATTCTCCTGATGTTGCAGTTGCATTATTAGTGACAGTAAGTTTCAAAGCATCTAATGATGAGTCATAAACAGTATTGGATTTAGAACCAGAGAAATTTGGTGTATGTTCATCAATCGTACTAATAATAAGTCTCTGACTAGGAGCAGGAAGATTTGTTGTGACTCTAGTATTATTCCAAGAAGAATCTGTTGAACCAGGTGAAGGTGATTGCCTTCCACCATCATCCTCAAATTTTATAAGATACGTTCCAGCTAATAAAGGAACAATTTTTTGTGTCTGGTTTCCAGCAGCAGCTACTACAATATTTTGTGCGTTCTGCCATTGAGCACCTGTTGTCTTACTGGAATGTCTTATCAAAGTTTTACCGCCTAATAAAACATCAAGTTCTGTAGCTCTATTCCAACTTAAGATTGCACTTGATTGATCTATAGGTAATAAACTAACTCCACTAACATTACTAGGTAAAGCTGTTTTACCTTTTGCCACGAAAAAAGGATCTTGTGGTTTTGTAGGAGATGTGGAACGTAAACCTGAAGGACTGACACTATAAACTTCTATTTCATAATTACCAGCAACCGTATCTAATATTTCATAACTCTTTGAATTATCAATAGTTAAAGCTGTATAGTTTCCATTTTGCAATCTCCAACGAACATAAACTGTATCAGTTCTAGTTGTCCAGCTAACAATAATTTTTGTTCTGGCAATACCAGTATTTTCATAAATTACTTCCTCAGCCGTGACATTAGATGGAGCAGCAGGAGCTACATCTAAATTAGTAATATCTCTCTGAACAAGAGCTAACCCACTTTCAATATGATTATATTTGCTGGCATTATATGAACTCGCAGTAATTACATATTTAGTTCTGTCTTGTTCTGAAACTTCTAATACTCTCCATGTAGAAGTAAGAATATCACCTGTCTCATATACCCAAACACTATTAGGATTTGGTGCTGTAGAAAAATGCTGTCCTAAACTAAATACATTATTTGTAAGCCCAGAAACAGTTACCTGTTCATAGCTGCCATCAGGTAACACACAACTTAAAGTAGAACCAATCTGCATACTTAATCCTGTCACATCATCTGCTGTAACAGTATTTGTAGTAGCTGATTTGATACGACCTAATCTTCTTTCTCCACTTCTAACGGGATCAGCAATTTCAATGATTTGCCCTGGTCGAACAACAACACCAGCATCAACAGAAGTAGAAAATGTTACAACTTCACGTTCCACGTTGCTCATGTATAGCAACCACTTGGCTAATCTCTTGGCTTGACCTCTTGATGTACAGGCAAAAGCATCTATTGTTTTTATGACTGATCCATAACGTGCTTGGTTTGCAGTATCTATTTCCTGTTCATAATTTATATCTCTTAACTCAAGATCTAAGTATTTAGCAATAACAACAGTAGGTCTTGTCTTTTGACTTGAGTTTGAATATGTAAAACCAGGTTCTAAGACGTTTGCTAAACCAAAGCAATAACTAGGATCTTTCGGTGAATCCTGAGTTATAGTCAAACTACCAGCTTGGTAATATGGCATTGCTCTAAAAATAGAACACATCTGATTAATTACGTTATAAGCTTCTCGTTGATTTCCTATTGAGATATTACAACTAAATCTAGGTTCTACTGAACCTGTGCCTGTTCCATCGTCTATTAATGTACTTGCGTATTGACTAGCAGCAAAGAAACTAAATTTATCTAAATCTGCTTCAACTAGATGATCCCCTAGCCCGTACCTGGAGCTAGTAAGCAAATCGTATAAGCACCACGCAGGATCGCTTGTATATTGTGCAGCACCTAACGTACCATTAAATGTTCCTGTATATGCCAAACTACCGTCTGCTCGAACTGTAGCGTTATGTGGAATCTTTACTTTCAATCCTTTTACTAAATATTTTCTACTTGGTATTGAAGAAAATTGTTCAGCATCTACTTTCAATCCAACTAAAGCTGAATTTGGGTAAGTTAATTTATCATATTTTATTTCTACATAAGTATTAAATTGAAAAGCATTTGCAAGTTTACTTGAACCACTATCAGGAGTTATACGAGTTACTTTTATATTGACAGGAAAGTTACCACTAAGATTTATTAAATAATCTCTTATGTAAGTATCAGGAGTTCTACCAGCTATTGTTCCTTTATTACCAGAAATTACAGTTTGATATGATCCTCCTTGATATTGAACTGCTATTGCCAATTCAACTGAAGTTCCAAAAATATCTCCTTCATCAGTAAATCTTTGTAAGACAGGAACAGTTATTTGTACTGAAACAGCATCAACATTTGAGTCTGTAATAGTCACAACACCTGGAGTTGATTGTGCTATTACTGAAAATCCTGTTGCTTTAGTAACAGAAATATCTCTAGTAATTGGGATTGTTGTTTGACTTGATGTTCCAGTTCTTACTTCAAAGCTGACATCCTTAAAATTAAACGATCCATCAGATGCCTGTAATGGTGTGTTATTTAAAAATATTGATTTACCACCATCAACTAAACCACCTATCTCTCCTTCGCCGATAAGATCTAAAACTCTTGCAAAACTTTTTGAATCTAAATTATCTTTTGCTTCTGTGGGTGCTCTATCACCACCCATTCCAAATTTTCCACCACCTCCACCTGAACCAATAAGTTTACTCATACTTCCACCTGTTCGTTTTCAATTCCTGCTGAAACAACAATAGAACCTGTAAGCACCGTTCCATAGATAACAGGAACAGCTACTCCTGCTCTTGATGTATTTTGAATACCGCTAAAATTAAATGATCTTCTAGGATCTTGGTCATCTTCAGGCACAGTCTCAACAGGAGTAAGCATCTGAGATAATCCTGTTAAAGCTAAAGCAATACCTAAATTACCAACTGCTGCTGCAAGACTAAATGTTCCTGCTGCACCCGTTGAACCAAAACCTAGACCTCCTGCTGCACCAAAACCAGCACCTCCTGATGCTATTCCTATTCCTATTAAAACTGAACCTATAATAAAGTTTCTTAACCCTCTACTTCCTGCTCCTCCTATTACAGGTATTATTTTTATCTCTTCTAAACCACTAGGATAAGTCAGTTCTTCTTCAGTCAATTCCCAATTTCCTACAGAAACTTTGTAATATCTATCTGCAAGATGTTTTTCTAATTGAGGGAAATTTACTAATAAAAACCTCATGGCCTGTGCAGCACTAGAAACTTCAGCTTCAAAAGTCTTTTGACCTAGAAACTTTGCAAGTTCTCCGTATAGCTTAATTTTTCGTAGCATAACGAATCCTTTTACCTGTGCATTTTAGCAACCATTCATCTAATAAATCACGACTTGATAATCTATTTTGCAAATGATGTAAAACGGTCTGCTCTCCTAAGTAAACACCAATATGATTTAAACCGCTACTATTAATAGACATTAATAACAAATCTCCTTTTTCTAAATCCTCTTCCTGTGTTAATTCTCTAAAACCTGTCTCTTCATAACATCCATTAAACATTGGATTTTTAACAAATTCTTCTGGATCGTCTGGCCTTTCCCAATCTCTTAATTTTATACCAAGTTCCTCGTCATACCAATCTCTGCATAAACTCCAACAATCGTTAACACCCCATACCCATGTTCTACCAATTAAAGGTGCTTTATAACCACAAGGTTCAAATGATTCCCATACCTTTAAATTAGGTTGTACGATCCACCATTTTAAACCTGATTTCTCACAGGAAACTTTATCTGCTTCACTAGGTTTTGGACTTGTTACAGGGTGACTATGAACAACAGCAGTAATTTCACCTTTATCTTCAGTTTCAGCATAATCATCTGGACATAAAATAAATTGATCTTCTGGATTTACTGCTTTATTACGACAAGGAACATATTTTTCTTTACCTTTTATAACTACTAATAGACCGCAAGATTCTCTTGGATCTTCTTCGATAGCGTGTTGTAAAGCATCATCTTGCCAAGTCATGCAAAAAACGATCCAACTCCAGGAAAATCTGCTGGTAAAACTTGTCTTTTTGGTAAACGAACACCATCAAGATCAAAACTAGCTGCTAATTCAAATTCAACTAAACTTCTATTTTCAGATACTTTCCTATCAATAAAATAAATCTCATCAGGAAAAGTAGCTGTAGGATCTGGACTACCAAAAGGATTAGCACCAGACTCTAAATCAATTACACTATTATCTTCTTGAAGAATAAAAAAACCAGTTTCAAGTAAAATATCACCACCTGAAAAGTTTGCATCATCAATAAATCTTCTTAAAGTTCTTCTTCTTGTTACTTTTGCTCCTTCTAATCCTTGAGGTAAAGTAAGAATTATTGTTGTAAAAGTTCCAAATATATTACTTATTCTTAATCGTGGTCTGGGTAAAGTTTTTGATTTAAACTCAAAACCTGAAGCTTCTATTGGCATCTTTTCATACTGAATATTATTAAATAAAATAGCGGTATTATTATTATCATTTACACCATTATGAAAATAATATTTAGTATTTGACCCATGAATAGCAGTAATAAGTTCAAGCTCAAAAAGCTCAATAATATTACTAGGAGCTATTTTTTGTAGTTCTGAAACAGGTACAGCCATTAGGGTTCAAATACTTGGCTAAAGGTAACTTTTATAATATTTCTACCAGGTTGAAATAGTTCTTTATTGTAGGGAGTAGCGATCCATTTAAAAGTAAGAGCAGAATCAGGAGGTGACCAATCAAATGATTCAGCATCATCGGCTCTTGCATTTAAAAATGTCTCTACTTCTAATGTATCTTCTTCATCCAAATTAAAAGTTAGATTCCATATTTGAGGATTTTGATTTAAACCAAAAGAAATTCTATGTTGGTAGCCATCATTAAAAACTGTAACCCTTGTTTGAGGATCAATCCTTTTTGTTGCAGGAAATATTGGGTTGTAATTAGGAAAAGTAGCCATTAGCGTTGTAAAGCAAGAAGTCCACCAGGTCTTGATTCTTTAATCAGTTCTGCTTGAACAGCAGCACCAATCAAACGACCTAACTGCTCAGAATCAGATTCATCACCTTCAACTGAACTACCAGAAGCATCTACATTTACAGTAACACTTGTATTACTACTACCTCCAAGTTTATTATTTGGGATTATGTTACCTGATGATCTTGGAACAAATAATTCTGGGCCTTTCTCTCCTACTATTGAAGGTCTGTTAATAGGGGGTCTGCCACCATCTGCAAAACCAAGCATTTTAAATAAACCACCAGTAACAGTTTTACCTCCAGCATTACCAAATAAACCTTGATTTAATGCTAAATCTAAAAATTTATCTGCAACATTATTTAATAAATCACTAAGAGTAGAAGTTCCTTTTATTAATCCTGCAATACCTTGTTTTATATCATTTTGAATTGCAGTATTTATATTTTGAAAAGCATCTAAAGTTTCAGTAGCAGCATTTGTTAATTTACGTTGATTTGCTATTTTTTTAACGTCTTGATTCAATAAATTATCATTAATTTTTTGTTGATCTTCTAAACTTGTAATTCTTTTTTCTAATAATATTTTATTTTCTTTATCTAAATCATTGTTTTTTAATTTGTTTTGAGCTTCAATTATTTGATTTGCAATAATATTTTTTCTTTCTTTAGCTGCTTCTTTTACAGCAAAAACTTCTTGAGCAATAGATTTTGTAAATCCTTCATCTGTTCTTAATTTATTAATCGCTTTTTGTGTTTCAAACTCTTTAAATTTTAAAGAAACGACTTCATTTAATTCATTTGAAGCATCTTTACTTATCTTTGCTCCAAATTTTGATTCTGCGTTTAATTTAACTGTTTGTGTTTGAGATTTTTGAATAGCTTCTAGTCTTTCTTTTTCTGCTATTCCTGCTTCAGTTAAGGTTTTAGATCCTCCTCCTGGACCTACTCCAACTCTATCAACATCCTTTTGACCTATAGCTTCATTAAATGTTAAATTTCTAAAGAATGATTTATCACCTAATCCTGCTTCTAAATTTTTAAGTTGTTTAGTCGTTTCATTTAAAGCAACTACACTGGGATCTTCTTTTCCGACTATACTAATAGCCTTATCTAACTCAAAACCACCAGGTCTTATTCTTTCGGATATATCTTTAACTGTATTAGCAACGAAAACTTTGAATTTTAACATCGCATTACCAAATTTATTAGCAAACCTATCAGCAGCTTCAGCCATTTCTCTTAAAGCAGTAACTCCTTCTTCACCAACAACATCTGCCATCTCTTTAGTAACGGCATTTAAAGCAGCTTGTTTACCTTGTACTTTTTCTATTAATAAAATTTCAGCTTTTCTTGTTTTACTTAGAAAGCCTAGTTTATCTGTAGCTTTTTGTATATCACCATTAATAGGATCTAAAGCTTGTCCCAAAGCAACTACTTCTTCTTGAAATTTAGTTACTGAAGCTGTTCCAATTAACCCTCCAGCAAATCCTCCCATTGGACCAAATGCAGAGCCTATTAAGCCACCAGCAAAACCTCCTCCTGCTGCTGCTGGTCCTTGTCCAAATAACAAAGGAAAAGCACCACTAATAGCTGCACTAGATAACGCTCCACTAAACCCTCCACCGCCTCTTCCTGGAGGTCTTGTTCCTCCTCTTGCTCCTGAGCCTCTTATAGAAGCTAAAAGTTTTTCAAAGCGTAACTGCTTAGCATCTTCTTTTGTTATAGCTATCTCTGTCTTTAATAAATTATTAGCTGCATTTGCTTGTGCTCTAGCTAATTTAAATTTTCCTTGAGAATTTGATAATGCTGCACGATTTAATGCTCTACTAGCTTTATCTACTTTAAAACCACGTTCTTTTGCGACAGCAATTTTATCTCCGACATTACGAACTCGAACCATTGAAGCTCGTTTATCTTCCTGTAGTTTTAAAGATTCTTTTTCTAATTTATTATTTTTAGCTGCTGATCCTGCACCTTGATTTAATTGATTTACCTTCCCACTAACTTTGTCTAAAAGTTTTGATAATTCCTGTACTTTTTTTAAGCCTTTTACATTTACTTCTATATCTGCTCTTGTTGCCACGACTTATAAAACAAAAGGTTACTTTATTTTAGC